CAGATATCTTCATCCATGAAGGACTTTGTCATTGCTACAACATCTTCACCTGCTTTAAAGCTGGCGGTAGGTGCGGTACCAACAACGACTGTACCTTGCTGCTCATTTACTCCGGTGATTGTTTCATCTTCATAGGTTCCGGCTGAAATGTCAAAGAACCTCAGTGTTCCACCAACCTCAAAATCTTCAGCATTAGTAACTGAGATAGATGTGGTTGAACTGCCTGTAACAGCGGCAGTAAGAACAGCCTCAACAGTGTACTTCTCATTCAGTACAACAATATCAACGTCAAGGATTTCACCAAGGATATCGGTTCTTACACCAATAACATTATTTCCAGCAGAGCCGAAAAGATTACCTTTGCCAAACCTGTTGCTCTGGTACAATGCTTGCAACGTGGAGTCGTCAACCATATACTTGAGTACGGTCTGGGTTGTATAGCACACAAATTTCTTTGCGTCTACGGCTGACTCAAGGGCTATCTTGGCATCACGAATATCACCTATGATATCCGGAGTACCTGTGCCCCATTTGACACCGCTGGCTAAAGATACTTTATTTGCAGAAGGAATGTTGTAAGTTACACTTGCTCTCATGCCGCCCTTTTCAATGTAATCAAAGGAGCCTTGAGTAAGCATCTTTACAAACATCCATTCTTTCCTACGGTCACAACGGTGCCGTAAGCCCAATAGTTCTTTTGCGAGTTTCCGTTGGGCGTTCATTTTTGTGTTGGTAGTTCCAGGCTCGCGCAGGTTATTGAGAAACTCTTCGTCGAGAAGCATTTTCTCACCCATAAATGCGGCCTTTGCAGCGTGGGCGGCTACGCCTCTCGGTGCGGTCTGGGGCGTTTTAGCTCCAGGTGCTTTGAAAGGTGCCATCCCACGTGTACCAACTACGCTTTCCCACTCAATCTGGTCGGAATCTGCTCGCTGGTTACTAAACCTGTTTGAAAAATAGAGATTAGGCGCAGACGTAAACTTAGTAATAAGTTTGGTCATGTTGCTCAATCTCAAATCAGGAATGTCGCTAGCTCCCAATGGCATTTGAATACCTCCTATATTTGAGAATTATTATTTAACAACCGTGTACTGACCAAACGTCGTTGCACTAATGTCAGTCTTTGCGGCACTGTCAAGGTTCCAGGTCATTCCAGCATACATGACCATATTACTGATACCAATAACACCATTACCGCCTTTAGCAAACTCCCCGGTCCCTGTTTCACAAGCTCGTAACAGAACACCAACACAATCGGAGTAACTATTGGTATTATCACCAGCTTCCACCGCTGCACAAGCAGCATCACCAACAGGGGCACCATTAGTCAGAGCATCTGTAAATGTGATTTCAGCTTTGTTTGTATATGTAGTTCTATCAATTGCTGAGATAGCCCCACAATTAACAGCAGAAAGGTAAGTGGAATTAATAACGACATCGTCACCTACTGCAAACTTGTAACTGTCGTCCAAAGTAACCTGGAATGTACTTTCACCGGATGCGATGCTGTTCACCAGGAAAGAACGTCCCGGCTGCCAGCCTCCATCATCAACGGTGGTTGGGTTATAGGGAACGTATTCCCCAGAATTTCCGCCAGCGGACAAATTCTTCGCAATTGCAGAGCCCTGTTTCAGAGTTCCATATCCAGCCGATACCCTAATGGGCAAAGACAAAACATAATCAAACTCGTTGTACAGGAGTCGCCTGTAATCAGTCGCAAGCCCGTCATAGACATGAGGGGTATCACCACGATTAACCATCTTGTTACCTCCTTATACGGGTTAGTTGGACATTGCTGCAACGGCTTCCTTGTCGCCAGCAAGACCGAGCATTCTTTTTGCCCAATCATCACTGTCGTCAACTTCAGCTTCTTCAGCAACTTCCGTTTTCCTTGTTACACCATTGCCCAATACTCTGGGTTCACCATAGGTCTTGGAAAGGTTTGCTTCCCAGTCACTTATTTCAGTATCAACGGCCTTCTCAAATCCTGCAACATCAAAAGTATCTGCTTCGATAAAATTGGTGTGTTTTACAGATGGGCGAACATTAGGCCAAAGGCTCTCAGGAACACTGCTCTGAGCAAGCTTACTGTCCCATACGCCTTTAGCGGTAACCGCCATCTCATTATGATGCCTAATGGCATCTTTCTTCTTAAGCTCCTGGACCTCACTCGCTAGAGTTTCATGGTCTGCTTTTAAACCTGCGTTTTCTTCTTTCAAAGCAGTCTCCGTTTTAGCGAAGTCAGCAGCCAGCTCTTTCTTTGCGTCCTCTTGAATTTGAGCAACCAATTCAGGATGCTCTGTCTTCAACTGGTCAAGATTCACTGTAATACCTCCTTCTTTTACGTTAAGTTTGTTCTTGGCCTCTTCAACCGTTACTTCACCTCTACTGTTTACCTCCTCTTTTAATAGTTTAATGGTAACCTCAATCGATTCAATAGCATCTACCATATTTCTATCCAATGCTTTTGAAGCTATAAACATTTTACCATCAGCCATATCCTTCAATACAGTGTTTTTCTCAATACCCCTGCCCTGTGCAACGGCATCAAGGAATAAACTGTAGTAATCGTCAAGCATTTCCTGTAAGTATGCCCGACCTTCATCACTCAGCGGTTCCGCATCATTTACAATACGTTTATACTTTCCTGCTGTTATGAAAGTGCGTTTTACACCTTCCTTTTCATCTGCTGCAGAATAGTCATAGTGTGACATAACCACACCAATGGAACCTATAGACGCTGTATCAAACGCTGATACCCTTTCCGCTTGGCTGCCTAGCCAGTAAGCACCACTCGCCATTGTGCCACTTGTAAAGGCCCATATTGGCTTAGTACCCCTTGATTCAAATATAAGGTCGGCTACTTCTTTGGTGCCATCTACTGTACCTCCGGGGCTATCTATATTAAACAGTATAGCCTTAACATCCTCATTTGCAAGTGCCGCTTCAATATCCTTTATCAACATTTCTGCACTTGTACCGCCAGATATAGCTTGGAACACATTCATTCTACGGGCTATAGGGCCGACAATGGGTATTACTGCCACACCATCTTCTATTGTAACCTCCCTTTTATTAGCTAAGTTCTTACCTAGTTTAGCCTCAATAGCCTCTAAGTCTGTTTTGCCTAGCTTGTTTTCCCGCAATATCGTATAAATTTGTTCCAACGAATCCGGAAGTATTGCCCATGCGGTTTTCTTTAATACTTCATTTAACATAGTATCTCCTCCTACAAAACCCTTCGTTGTGTTGGTTTAGGCTTCGGGGCAACTGGTTTATTTGGATTAGGTTTATTTGGATTTTCCAATGTTTTCTCTTGTTTGGCTTCTTGGTCTTCTTCAGGGGCTAATTCAGGGTAATTTTCATCTTCTGTTGCTGATTGCAACCTTAACCTTTTATAGTTACCAAAACCCATTCGCCTTGCTATTTCATGTAATGGTATGCCCAACTGTTCTTTTGTTGAGCCATGTTTCGTACCTAGCAAGGCTTTTGCCCTTGATTCATAATCTACAACCTCAGATGTTGGGAAAGTTATTTCAATTAACCTTTCCGGCAACCTGTCAACTTCTTTTATTACTGGCTTCTTACTTTTGAACTCTACCGCCTCTTTTACCTTAAATATAGAAGGAAAGTCAGAAACAGCGGCACGTAGGAAGAAAACTGAACTCCAAAAGTCGTGAACTAAGAAACGCCTGAAATATTCAGCTTCATCAGAGGTACGGTCACTCATTGGCCCCCTGCTTGCCTTAACACTGGCATATGTACCCTTTGCTTGGCCCGTAGCTACATCCTCAGGCTCGTTTAGCCCTGCTGTAGCCATATGCATTATATCAGTGTCAGTTTCACTTATATTAGGCAATTGTGGGCTTATAACGCTAAATTTCATCCCTGGAGGCAGTATTAATGTACCTCCCGGTGTCTTTTTCGCCATAATACCAGTTTTAGCCCTATCTGCATCGGTTAACGACAACCAAAGCTTGTAAGAACGCATATCTTCAAAAACTGCCGTCCAAACATATGAACCCGATGACTTTTTATGGTCAATTTCGTATTTTTTCAAGTTTTCATAGAAATTAAGCCACTGAATGACTGTCCTTAGGTGCGCTATGCTCCTTTTGGTCATTAAGCCCTTATCCCAACTTACTATGAACCTATTGAAACCGCCCAAAGACTTAAATTTAGCTCCATTTGTCTTTGGTTTGTTCTTATTGAGTAATGACATGTCTAAATCTGGTTCATTTGCAATATCTTTCAATAATTCGGGATATCTTGCAAGGAAAACACTTGGTACCTGCTGTTGATTGCCGTTACCATCATCTAACATGTACACCATTGGCATTGTGTTCTTTCTTGGGTGTGTTATGATACCACAATCGCCGCCCTCAACTGCTGAAGGGTCAATAAAGTCTACTTCTATAAAACCATCTGAGTGTA